CGCTCGATGCGAAGGGCGCTCGGCTGTCTGACTATGAGTGGGACTCAGAAACGCAACAGAGGGCTATCCAAAGCGCTAAAACATGGCTCACCGGTGAGCGCTCCACGACTGCGCCCAACACGCTCCTCCATGGTCAACCAGGCAACGGCAAGACCACCCTCCTCTATGCTCTCGCCTTCGCCGCCCTCGAGGTCGGGCTCAAGGTCAGGTACACCACGCAGACGCGCCTCTTCGATGAGGAGAAGGACAGCTGGAAGGGAGACAGCGACTCCCCGTTCAAGACATGGCTCAACGGCGTTGACCTCCTCCTCCTCGATGAGCTTGGTGGCCTCGGTGGTCAAGCGCAGTGGACAGCATGGTGGAAGGAGCGCAGCCGAGAGATGTTGGGCGCCATGTACGAGCGATGGCGAGCGCGCAAGCTCCTCATCGTCACGACCACCAACCTTGAGCCCAAGCAGGTCCTCAGCATGTTCGACAGCCCAGCCGCCGCCTCACGCCTCGCAGAGATGGTGCGCGCCCCAATCCACATGACAGGTCACGACCGCCGCTTGGCAGCATGGAGCTGATGATGACCTATGAGACAACGCTTGAGCGACTGGTGGACCGCATCGTTGAGCGTCAGTACCTCCTCAACCAAGACCCCATCAGCGACTTCGACAGAGCGGTGAGGATCTGTGGTCAGACCCAAGCCATCCTCACCGATGGCGCCATCGCTCGCCGTGGCAGGATGGCGGGCATCATCGACCTCACAGTCGTCACCCACCTGCGAGAGCAGGGGCAGTCATGGAAGGTCATCGCTCAAAGCCTCAAGGTTGACCCAGAGCGCCTCCGTGACATCGTTCGTGAGAAGGCACCTGAGCTGCTCTGTCAGCCGACACCCGAGGAGAGGCAGGCACAACTTCAGCGCATCGAGGAGATGACCGCTCAAGGGCTCACATATGCACAGATCGCCCAAGAGCTCAAGGTGCATGAGACCACCATCGGGCGAGCAGTCCGACGCCTCAAGGCGAGGGCTCAAAGAGACGAGTGACGCTAACCTCCACGCCCACATTCCGCAGGTAGGTTGCACCGCGCTCATCGTACCCGACTATCGTCACCACCTCCTTGATCCCTGCGTGGTGGATGAGGCGCGCACACGCAAGGCAGGGGGAGCAGCTCGTCACCATCACACAGCCCTCAGTCGCGATGCCTCGCGCCGCCGCGTTCGCGATGGCGTTCTGCTCGGCGTGGTGACAACCGATCTCGGTCTGTGTCCCCGATGCAATACATCTGGCTGACCGCTCGCAGAACTCCCCCCCGCACAGCGAGCCGATGGCCCCTCGTGGTCCTCCATTGTAGGCAGCGCTCACAGGGTTGTTGCGAGGGTCAATGATGAACGCACCGACGCGCCCTCGAGGACAGCTCGACGCCTGCGACAGGACACAAGCCAAGTCCATCCACATTTTTTTCCACTTGTCGTTCACGATATGCCTCCTCACGAGTGTTGTCTCGATGTGTAGCTAGAGCCCTGCGCCCTCACCTCAGAACTCCCTTCATGTCCTCGCAGTGTGGGTCTGCGTGGTCGTGTAGCTGAGGTGGGGGCTCAGTCTTTTAGAGCCACGCTCAACACATACTCCAAGCCTTCCACCTGCTCGACCAACGACCTGACAGCGCGCGCGAAGTCGCGGATCTCCTCCTGGGCGTGGAGGTCGAGGCGCAGCTTGAGGAAGTGGATGACCGCATGAAGCGAGGCGCTCCAGTAGCACTCACTCATCAGCGACAGAGGCAAGATCATGCGCGCCTGCTCCTTCGCCACACCCAGGCGCAGGAGGTGGTGATACGCCATGAGGGATTGAGTGACCGCCTCCTGATAGATGAGTGAGGCGGACAGCGCGTCAACATCATCGAGCGGTCCCTCGCTCCCCTGCTTCAGCTTGGCCGACTGCGCGCGCCACCTCTGAGGCAACCACACCTCATCGTTGAAGGTCACATAGCGCCCGCTGATCTCGTTCCATGCACACCCCACCTGGTGCTTCATCCACTGACGCAAGACAAACACAGGCGCCTTGATGCGGAACTGAAGCGTCACATGACGGAAGGGCGATGTGTGCTCGTGCTCCCAGAGGTATCTAATCAAGCGCGCATCAGCCTCACCCATCTCGGTCACATGCTTCCCCATGCTGACCCTCGCCGCGTTCACCACCGTGCGCGCATCGCCCATCACATCGATGAGCTCCACCGCTCCACCACCCACCTTGATCAATCTGCCGTTGTCGCTGTCGCTCATGTGAAACACCTCGTCTCTAATGTGAAACGCCTTGTCGCGTGTTAGCAGTGAACACATCTACAAGGAGTCCACATGAACAAAGTGATATTCATCGGCAGGCTTGGCAAAGACGCGCAGGTTCGAGGCTCCTCAGATCGACCCATCGTCGCCTTCACCCTCGCGGTCAACTCACCGATGCCCAACGGGGAGACCGACACCCAGTGGTTCTCCTGCTCGGCGTTCAACACGCTCGCCAAGTTCCTCGCAGGTGTGCTCCCCAAGAAGGGCACCCGAGTCCTCATCGAGGGCAAGGTCAAGCGTCGCACCTTCACGGACAGCCAAGGCGTTGAAAAGACTGACATGGAGGTCATCGTCGATCATTTTCAGTTCATCGACCCCCGCGACCCTCGACCTGACACCTCCGCGACCGATGGCGGTCAAAGCGCTTATGCTCATGACGCTCAAGCGCGCGCCCCTCACGACATCTGGCGCTGAGTCTCCTTGATGTGTCGCTTGCCTTGGTCTAGTATCCCCACCGACGAGGAGCTAGAGGAGCTCTTCCGTGACCTCATTGGTGACAACGACGATGAAGCGCAAACCGACCAAGATCGAGCGCCTGATGACAGGCCTCTACAAGACCCACTACCCCATGTTGACTCGGTGCCTAGAGCATTGGATCGGCACTCAAGCAGACGACATCATCTCTCACCTGGGCGAGAAGCTGACGCGCAACCCCGACCTGTGGGATGGCGATGAGAAGGGGCTCCCTCACTTCCTCGTTCGCTCTGCGCGCCGCTTGGCCATCAATCGCCTGCGTGACCGCCGTCGAGAGTATGCGGACTGTGACCGCCTCGCTGACCTGCGCGAGGCAGGAGGGGAGCAACAGCGCATCGAGGTGCGCGCTCTCGACCACAGCCCAGAGGACATTGTCTTGGCTCACATGCAGGAGCAAGAGTGGCGCGCCATCGTGCAACGCTCATGTGACGAGTACATCGGGGGACCACTCGACCGCGATCGGCGCATGGCTGTCTGGGAGTGCATGGCGCAAGGCGGACTCAGTGGGAGCGAGTACGCTCGCGCGCATGGGTTCAACCCCAACACGGTGCACGGTTGCATCAAGCAAATCAGGAGCATGATCGATGAGCAAAAGCGATTGGAGCGGACTGGCAGCTAGAGAGTCCCAACCCATTGATAATGTGCAAGAAGCAACGGCGCGCGCGCGCGATCTCCGCACCAAGAAGAGCCCTGAGCGCATGCAGGCTGTCATCGATAACATTCGAGATGGACAGCCCATCACGCGAGCGGCGAGGCTCGCAGGTCTGAACCCTGCGACGGTGCACCGGTGGAGGGAGGAGGATGAGGAGTTCAAGGAGGCGGTGGAGGATGCCCTTGAGTTTCAGATCGCAGTCCTCACTGCCAAGGTGGACCGTGCGAGTGACACCGACTGGAAGGCGGCGGCGTGGCGTCTTGAGCGTCTGAGACCTGACGAGTTCGGCGCCAAGAAGGAGCTGCAGGTGACAGCCACCCAGAGCAACGGCATCGCTGAGGTCATCGCCATGATTGAGCAGACCAACGACAGCGTGAAGCCCGAGGTCGACGAGTGAGCGCGCTCTGCTCCTTGTGGATCCTCGCTCTCGCTCAGACGATGGGAGAGGAGCCACCGACAGGTCAGACGCTCGACCGCGCAGTCGAGGTGTGTCAGATGGTGGTGGACAGCGCAGACCGCGCCGATGTGGAGCCCACCTTGGCTGTCGCGCTCGCGTGGCATGAGAGCCGTCTACAGTTCGGGCTCACCTCGCCCTGCGGCGCCACAGGCCCCATGCAGGTCATCGCTCGTTATTGGTGCGCTGACCGCCGAGGGCAGTGGGAGGTCAACGGTGAGCACATCGTCGAGGGCTGTGACCTCGTTGAAGCTGGCGTCAGGGCGCTCGCCTATCACCTCGCGCGGCGCCCTGTCGGTGGAGCGCTCATCGCCTATGGTGGCACACGCACCTACGCTGATCGCGTGTTATCACTAGCGACAGCCATTGGACACATTGACGGAGAATGACCTTGAACCGACCCACGCGACTCATCGAGTCACATCGCACCATCGACCAGACGATCCCTCATCAGCTCATCGTCTCAAAGCTCCTCGGCGCGATTATCTGTGACCCAGCCCTGCGCATCATCCGCACTGATGATGCCGCTCGCCCATTCGTCACGATGACCGACATGCTCTCAGACCTGCGGGGCGCTGCTGACCTCGCTGTGTCGTTCGATGGCTCGTTCAAGTATGGTCTCCTCATCGAGGTCAAGACCACCACCAAGCAGGCGCGTGGCAACCTCGCCTTATTCAACGAGGTCACCAACAGCGACCGCAATATGACTCAGCTTGGGCGCCTCGCTCACGCTGCGCCCCTCTGGTGGTATGTCATCGTCAACACCTCCAAGCTCACCGCCAAGACGCACGAGGAGCATGAGTTGGCGCTCCTCGACTGTCCAGCTGTGCTCATCGAAGGTCATCGAGGCGACACGCGCCCCCAAGAGGTGACAGGCTTTGAGCGCTTTGGACTCCTGCTCAACAAGCTCTATGAGATCCTGCCCGACATCTCAGTCACGCGCACCGAGACTCAGCTCGCGCTCATGCCTGTTGATGATGTGCCTGTGGTGACGATGGATCAGCCCCTCCGCATGCCGACTCTCGCACCGGTCGCGCCTGCGCCTCAGCCTGCGCCTGTCCCTGCGCCTGTCCCTGCGCCTATCGCAGAGGTGGAGCGCTCCCTGCCGAACGAGCATGTGATCCCCTTGTTCGAGGCCGTTCATCGCGAGATAACTCTGCTCGGTGGTGTAGAAGCGGTGTTGGATAAGTTCCCCGCCGAGGTGATCAACGAGTTCAACACTCTCATCACTTTGAGCGGAGAGCAGCGCATCAGTGTTTGTTCGCTTCGCCCTCAGCGCCTTTTCGTCAGGAGCCAACTGCATCTGACAACAACGGGCGTGCTCGTGCTCGCTTGGCGTCAAGCGTCGTTCAAGCGGTCGGCCAATGGTCAGCGTCAGCGACTGATGATGAGCTCACTTCCAACGCTGCACTATCGAGTAGGCACAGTAAAGCAAAGACTCCACATCGTCTCAGCTCTAGCTAAGAACATCACCTGATGACCGACTTCACCCTCAACGACCTACAGCGCGCCGTCATCGGTGGTCTCCGCCGCCGAGACACCATCATCGCGGCGCGCTGTGGTTGGGGGTCAGGCAAGACTACATCTCTCATCTTCGCGCTGTGGTTCATCGCCAAGACAAGACCTGGCACCACCTCCCTCCTCATCACCGACACCACGCCACGCTATAACAGCGTGCTCATGCCCGAGATCGAGAAGTGGCTCGCGCCTCGTGGATGGACCTACAACCACACGCTCCACAAGTGGACTGACACGCACTCGGGCTCATCGGTCATCTGTCGATCGTACTATCGCCCAGGCACTCGTGACGCGAGCCACAACCCCCTAGAGGGTATCAATGTGACAAGCGGTGTGGCGTTCATCGACGAGTGTCAGACGCTTGGTCCCGAGGTGGCGCACAAGGCGCTAGGGCGTCTGCGCTCAGGTCCATCTCCCACGCTCGTCTTGGTCGGGCTCCCCGTGGTCGATGCGTGGTGGTGCAAGATGGCAGAGCAGGCGGGCCACCTCCCTCTCCTGTTCAGCTCGTATGTCAACCAAGACAACCTCTCGGCTGAGTGGTTCGAGGCGACCAAGCTCCTCCCACCTGACGAGCGCGAGGCGATGGTGATGAACCGACCGCGCCCTCCCTCGGGCTTGGTCTATAATGAGTGGGGCGAAGACACTCACGTCGTCAGCGGTTGGTCATATCGCCCTGAGATGACAGGGCGCATCGCCATCGATTGGGGCTTCCGCAAGCCAGCGGTCGTCATCATGGCGTATGACGAGGCGCTTGACGCGACTGTTGTCATCAAGGAGATCAACCCTCAAGAGGTGACGGTGGATCAGCTCGCGCGCCTCATCTTGGCGGTGGCATGGCCACGAGCTCACCAAGCCTCGGCACCTGGTCCGCGCATCTGGCTCGACACGGGGGTCGCCGACAAGGCAGGTCACGCCCGCAACGATCAGACAGGCAGGAGCGCGTTCGCGGTCTTGTCGCGCCCCATCGATGAGGGGGGTATAGGTTTACCCCTCCGCTCGACTACTGACCCCGTTCGCGTGGACATCCTCAACGGTGTGCAGAAGCTCAAGCGCGCCCTCGCTCGCAAGCAGTACCTCATGACCCGAGAGGCGTGGGAGGCAGGTGAGCGCGCGCTTGGCAACTCGCTGAGGAAGGCGCTGCTCTCCTATGCTTGGGACACGACTGAGCAGCCGAAGAAGGATGGGCGCGAGGACCCTCTCGACGCGCTGAGGTACGACTGCATCTTCCACTACTGGGCTGATGTGGTCGGCAGGTATCAGTCACGCGCCACGACACTAGACAAGAGCCGTCGAAATGCGCGACCCTCCTCAGCCGTGTTCTAACACCAAGGAGGGCAACATGAGCGACCTGACCGTGACCACCATCGAGGAGCATGTAGTGCTCATCATCTTGGCGTCGGTGATCAGCTTCGGTGCCACCGAGGTCATCAAGCCGTTCGTCTCCATCTTGGCAGACGACCGTGAGCGCCGCCGCGCCATCGTGCGTCTGCTCGCCATCGTGAGCGGTGCGGTGGTCGGCTACACCCTCGGCCCCAAGTGGGTCGATATCTGGTTCGGGGCGGGCGCAGGCACGCTCAACGCTTGGCTCGTCGCCGTGCTCAAGAAGAAGGTGGAGGAGCGCCTTCATGTCACCCTCGACAAGACACCACCTCCCACCAAGCCAAGCAAGAAGCCCGAGGAGACAGACGATGAGCAGCGTTAATCATCCCCCTCACTATCACGCCCAGAGTGGCGTCGAGGTCATTGCCGCTATCGAGGCGTGGGATCTCAACTTCAACCTCGGAAACGTGGTCAAGTATGTGGCGCGCGCAGGTCACAAGCTCGACCGCCTTGAGGACCTTGAGAAGGCGCTTTGGTATCTGACGCGCGAGGTGGAGTATGCGCGCAAGGAGGAGGCCCGCCGTGCTGGTCGATGATCCGCGCCCCATCTACTGCCCCGTCTGTGGACAGCTCACAGCGGTCAAGAACGAGCGCATCGTGCCTCACCTGTCGGGCATGACGCGAGGCTACTGCACAGGCACATCGACCAAGGTCACGCACTACAAGCCAGGCGACTTCGACGCGCAAGGCAAGTGGAAGGATGATGATGAAGCCGACACACAAGACCCATGACCTGCGCGCTCGACTGCGTGAGCATGTGCCTCTTGAGCCTGAGCATGAGCTCCACGCGCAGAGCCTCGCCCTCCTCGCTGAGATCGAGGCGGCCCTCGATGAGGCTGACGAGAAAGCCAAGACCACCAACAAGGAGACAGCTAATGAATAAGCTCATGTGGTTCATCCACAACACCATCAGCCATCCCATCTCGGGCTTCCTGTTCTTGTTCGGTCTCGACAAGGCAGGTGACTGGGTCCACGACATCACCCTCCCATCTGGCTTCCTCGATGTGCCTCAAGGCTTTGTGGTGGAGCGAGTGGTTGACCTCGATGAGGCGGGAAGTATCAAGACTGTTGACAAGGTTGAGAGCACTCATCAATAGTGCAAGCTAGAACTCATTGGACTCCTCGACGGCACATCATCAGCACCACCTCACCGTCGAGGCGCTATGGACTATTCAGAGATAGACGATACCCCGAGGCACATGCGCGCCTTGCATCCGCGCTTTGTCACGCGCGGCATCAGTGGCACTCAGCTCTCAGGCGGTGTCATCTCTGGGTATGAGCGCAACGTTCAGCTCACAGGGCTCAACTGGGTCACAGAGGCAGAGGACATGCTGCGGACTGACCCCGTTGTCAGGCGCTCATGGCACATGCTCCGTCAGACCCTCCTCTCTGCTACATGGCGCTTCATGCCTGCCGATGAGGAGGACCCTGTGTGTCTTGAGCTTGCACGCTTCGCCAACGAGGCGTTCGGGCTCGATGGGTACTCGGGGCAGATGTCGCTCTCGTGGGAGGCGCAACTCAGCTATCTCTTTGAGTTCGTGCCTGTCGGCTATCGCTACGCCGAGGAGGTGTATCGCGTAGGCCCAGATGAGAACGGCAAGGTCCGAGTATGGCTCGACCACTACGCCGACCGAGAGCCATCCGCTCATATGCGGTGGCTGTCTCGTGATAATCAGAACCTCGATGGCGTCTTGCAGAACATGGTCGGCATCGGCAAGACCCCTGAGCCGATACCTGCCAACAAGCTCCTCCTGCTCACGCTGAACCGCACAGGCTCGAACTTCGAGGGCGCTGGCATGCTTCGCCCTGTGTGGTGGTGGTGGAGGACCAAACAGCGCGTGGCAAACCTCATGTGTGTTGGCGTTGACCGGTGGGCGATACCTGCGCCCAAGGTCAAGGTCGATCGCTCCAAGGCAGAGCTCGCAGGGCTCTCAGACGCTGACATCAACGCGATGGTTGACGAGGCAGAGAGCCAAGCGCAGGCGTTCTTGTCGGCAGAGCAGAGCTATCTCATTGAGAACAATGTGGTCAGCTTTGACAACTACGCCGCCGCGCCAAACCTCTATGCTCAAGGTCCTCTCGACATCATCCGAGAGTGCGATAATCAGATCAGTCAAGCCTTCCTCGCGCAGTTCGCCAACCTGGGCATCAGCGACACAGGCTCGCGTTCGGTCGGTGAGGTTCACCTGTCCGTGTTCAGGCGCGCGGCAATCAACCTCTGTGACCTGGTGGCGTCTGCGGTCAACGGTGTCGACCGCCGAGGCGCAGGGACCATCGGGCGCTTGATCGCGTTCAACTATGGGCCTGTGGACCCCTCGAAGCTCCCTCGCCTTCAGCACACGGGTCTAGACACAGACGACTTGGCTGAGTCGTTGGGGATGTTGCCTGCGCTCGTGCAGGCTGGGCTCCTCACTCCTGACAACAACCTTGAGCGCGCCATCCGTGAGCGCCTCGGTGCAGGTGAGCTTCCCGAGGAGGCAGAGCGCGCGCCCATTCAGCGCACCGCGCCCTCACCTGTCGCGGCACTCGCAGAGCAGCTCATCAAGAGGAGGCGTGATGGTAGCCAAGGCTAAACAGCGCGCGCTCCTCGTCGGCTACACTTGGGCAGTGCCTGAGAAGTACGCACACATCGACTTCACGCCCCCCAAGGGCGCACAAGAAGCCGCCGCTCGCGCTCTCCGCAAGCGTGCCGAGGCGCCCCCCTCACAGCGTGGGATGACGCCTGTAGGCTTGGCTCGCGCTCGTGACCTGTCGGCAGGTCGCAAGCTCTCCCCTGATACTCTGCGTCGCATGCTTGCCTACTTCACGCGCCACGAGATCGACAAGCAGGGCTCGACTTGGGATGACTATGGCCCAGGTCGGCAGGCTTGGGATGGTTGGGGCGGTGACGCTGGATATGCGTGGGCTCGAAAGGTGGTCGGTCAGATGAACGCTGCTGATGAGAAGGTCACAACACTGCGCGCCTATGGTGAGGCTGTGCAGATGGCGTCTACTGCCACCTATGACATCCCCGAGGGGCTGACCCTCGGCAAGCCATTTAAGACGCTCGCCATCGGGCAGGTCAGCGCGCGCCTCAGCGGTGAGACGCTTGGGGAGGTTGACGCCTCCCTCTGCGCGGAGCTCCTGCGCGTCTATCGTGAGCGGCGTCTTGAGGACCCTGTGATCATCGATTGGCAGCATGCGTCATCACCGTTCAATCCTGGCACACCTGCTCCTCCTGATGTTGGTGGCGCTCTCGGTCTCGTTGTTGATCTTGAGATGCGCGCCGATGGTCTTTACGCGACCCCTGCCTACAACGAGCGCGGGCTCAAGGTGGTGCAGGATGCAGGCGGTGTCCTGTGGTCCTCGCCCGAGTATGTCACGGGCAACATCTTTAGCCGTGACGGCGGCAAGAAGGTCGGGAGCGCGCAGCTCCTCGCAATCACTCTCACCCCTCGCCCTGCTCAGAGCAACGCCTCAATCGACAGGGTCACACTCAAGGAGACGCTACAGATGGACAACATCGCCGAGATGTCGCCCGAAGATCTCAAGGCCGCGCTCGTCGCCAAAGACGCGATGGTCAAAGAGCTTGAGCAGAAGATCGCCGATATGCAGGCACAGGCCGAGGCCTCCCTCAAGGCAGAGATGCCAGCCGAGGAGATGAAGCCTGAGATGCCCGAGGAGGAGGAGGAGAAGCCAGCCGTGGTTGTTGTCGATGGCGAGTACAACAAGCCTAAGATGATGAGCGAGGCGACCCTCATGTCTGAGATCAACGCCCTCCGCGCCACCAACAAGCAGCTGTCCGAGAAGCTCGCCGCCATCGATGCGGAGAAGCGCGCTATCGAGCGCCGTGAGGCTGTGACTGCTCTCCTGCGTGAGGGCAAGGTCAGTCCCGCAGAGCAGGCGGCGGTCGAGGCGGCCTTCGATGCCAAGACCACTCAGCCCATCTTCTGGAAGATGTTCAGCGAGCGCCCTGCCAACAGCGCGGTCCCCCTCAACGAGGTGGGTCATGGCGCGTCTGGTCAGGAGCTCACGCGCGCGTCTCTCGCAGAGCAGGTCAAGGCGCTCGCCGCTGAGAAGCACATCAGCTTCAGCGAGGCGCTCAACCTCTTCCGCACCACCAACCCCGATCAATACCTCGCAGTCTACGGAGCCTAACCATGGAGCTTCAGAACATCGTCAAGTCCTTCGTCTGTGCCTCGGCTGTGACCGAGTTCGCCATCGTCGCCATCGACTCCAACGGCAAGATCGCTGTGGCCACCGACGCTACCTCTCCTGCTGTCGTGGGCGTGGCCCAGCGTGCGGCGTCTGCTGGTGACACCGTTGAGGTGTGCGTGTTCGGTCTCACTCGCGTCATCGCTGGTGGCTCGCTGACCTTCGTCACCACGCCTCTCCTCGCTGTCACCACCGCAGGCAAGGTCAAGAGCGGTCTGACCGCTGGCGACTATGCCGTGGCGCGCGTGCTCCCCAACATCAATCAGACGAGCGCCGCCGCCAACGCGCAGCTCCTCGCTTTCTTCTTCGGTCCCGTGACCGTCAACGCCTAAGGAGTCCTAGATGGCCAGCTCATATAGCAATCTCCATCCCGTAGACCAGATCCTCAGCTCGCTTGTCGTCGAGGCGGTGCCCTCAGACAGCCAGCTCATCGCTGACAAGCTCTTTGAGTCGATCAAGATCCCTGAGCGCTCAGGCACTCTCCTCATCGAGCAGACGCGCAACTTCATGGGCGCAGGCGCAGGTCTCGACCTCGAGCGCGCTCCTGGCGCTGACCGTGTCTCCATCGGTGGTTTCGACCGCTCCTCGACGACCTTCAAGGCGCTCATCTACAGCGCCAAGGACTCCATCGCGATGGAGGACATCATCGACTCTCAGTATCCTGGGAGCGAGGAGCAGCGCATCGCCAAGAAGGTCGCCCGCGTGATGAAGCTCGCCAAGGAGAAGCGCGCCGCTGACCTCCTGTTCGGCACCTCCAACTTCAGCAACAACAGCTCCACCTCTGCGTTCGGTGGCAAGTTCAACGCGAGCGGTGCGGAGCCTCTGAGCTACCTGCATCAGCTCAAGGACACGGTGTTCGCCGCCGCTCATGGCATCAACCCCGACACGCTTGTGATGGGTCGGGACCTGTTCCGCGCCCTCGCTCGCAACCCCGAGGTGCGTGGCTATGTCGGCACCGCTTCCGCAGGCATCGCCTCGGGCAACCTGATCCTCAGCGACGCCGCTGTGAAGCAGGTCCTCGCTGATGTGCTCGGCATCCCCAACATCCATGTCGGCGAGGCGCGCGTTGACTCCGCTGTGCCTGGTGCCTCCTCCT